CCGGAAGGCGCTCGCGGTCCGATCGGGCCGGCTGGCCCTCCCGGGAAGGACGCCACCCCAGCCGACCTCTCCCAATACCTCAAGACCACCGACGCCACAAACACTTACGCAACACAGGCCGCGCTCGCGGCTGTGAAGCAGGTGGCGGATGGCGCTCTTCCTCGTGGTGAGGCTGCGTCGACGTATGCGGGGAAGGCTGAGCTGGCTGCTTATGCGAAGACTGAGGCGTTGACGGCGCTTGAGGGGCAGCTGGATGCGTTGATCGCTGACCAGAAGCCTTTCCGTCCGGGTCAGCGGTACGCGAGCCCTGTCACCTACTACTGGCCTGACTACTACAACGAGGCTAAGGGGACGTCGAAGTGGGCGAAGGCCTTGAAGGCTGGCAATACCTTGGGGATTGTCATCTTGAACAAGGACTCCGGCAACTGGGATGAGAAGAACGAGGACTTCGGTAAGCAGGCTTCCAGGGCTCTCAGTGCTGGGGCTAAGCGTGCCGTCTTCTATGTCAAGACCCAGTACGGTGTCGCTAGCCTCCCGGCGGGAGACACTGCCCGGAACGGCGTCCCGAACCCGGATAAGTACACCAAGGAGTACATCCTTGGGCAGATCGCCAAGTTCACCGAACAGTATGGCGAGGTCGCGCAGGGCGTGTTCCTGGATGAGGTCATCACTGGTTGGGGCGCCCAGGCGGGCCGGGTGGCTTGGTATAAGGACCTTATTGACGCGATCCGTGCCGAGTATGGCAAGGGCTTCTATATCGTCGTCAATGCGGGCGCGAACATGAGCCAGGACGTCTGCGCCCTCGACTTCGACACGGCCATGATGTTTGAGCAGGATGCCTCAAAGTTCATCAATGAGGACCCGGGCACGCCGATTCTGCCGGACCACATGAAGGCGTATCCCTCGGAGCGCTGGTGGGCGGTGGTTCATGGTGTGACCAAGGACAACTATCGCAAGGTCTTCGAGAAGGCCGACAGTCTGCCGATCGGGCACCTGTACATCACCGACGGCGTCCTGGTCGAGGATCCCAACCGGGGAGGTCAGTGGGAGCCCGTGGGCAACCCCTATGCGAACCCACCCTCAGCCCAGCTGACCCATCTGACCGCAGCTTGGATCCGTGGCACGCTGGACATGGAGCTCACGATCGAGGACCTGAAGGCCCAGATCGCTGAGCTGAAGAAGGGTGGCGGTGGTGCCGCCCCGAAGAATCCCTTCCTCGTGCTCGGGCCGAATGACCCGGTCCCGGCGGGCACGCCTAACGACACCGTCGTCATTCGTAAGGAGGGCTGATAGGTGCCGGACATCGAGCTCTACAAGGACTACGGTCAGACGACCGTCGAGGCGTTCGGTCTTCACTGGATGGTGCGGACCGACGCCTGGCACCCAGGCGGGCCCGCTGCTAACCAGAAGTGGAACCCGCAGGCCCTCACCAAGCGGCCTGACGGATCCCTCTACATCTCGACGTCGGTCGTCGGCGGGGAGCCGTACTCGGCCGAGATCGTCTCAGCCGAGTCCCTGGGGTACGGCACCTTCGAGGCGTCCTATGAGATCGTCACCCCAGCCAAGATGCGCGACCTACACAAGAACGTCGTGTGGGGGATCTTCCCCTTCGACTGGGAGGACACCAAGCCCGGCTACCAGGAGATCGACATCGTCGAGGACTCCTATTGGTCGGGGTATACGGACATGGTAGGAAAGTACACCTACTACCCGGGCGATGAGAACAGCGGGAGACACCTGAACGATCGCGTGTGGACGCGCTCGGGTAAGGGTGCGACGGTACGCATGACGTGGCTTCCGGGGACCGTGAGGTGGGAGACCTGGGAGTCTAGCTTGACGGAGGAGCGCGCTCACAACACCCCTGTGGCTGAGGGCGGCTTCTACTCCGGCACACTGACTGACTCGGTTCCGGTGCCGCGCAGCCAGCGCGTGCATATCAACCTGTGGGCCTTCCGTGGCAAGGGCGGGTGGGAGACGATGCCTGCCACAACCATGCACCTGAAGAGCTTCAGATTCACGCCCTGGGAGGGCTCCTACGGCGTCCAGATGGGTGAGTCCGGCTATGGCAGGCTCTCGGTCGTCAAGGACGGCGTCGAGAAGGCGGTGTCCGCGGGCATCAAGACGATCGCCACGGATCCGCTCCCGCTCACCCCTCCTGCCGAGCTGCGGGCAGGCGACGGCGTCTACGACGCCTGGACCCAGGTCGGTGACGGTTCCATCCTTATGCGCAACGTCCAGGACAACGGCGACGGGACCGTCACGATCAAGCACATGCACCCGATCCCCGGCCAGTCCGGGCTATACTCGAGAGAGGTACGAATCTGATGGCTATCACCACCGCAGAGGTGCGAGTCTACTCGGCTGAGCACTGCGACAAGACCTTCGCCAAGAAGGGCGAGGCTGCCGAGGGTGGCAGCCCGTCGAACATCCTCGTGCTCGGTCCCAATGACCCCGTCCCAGCTGGCACTAAGGCAGGAACCATCATCGTACGCAGGAGCCGCTGATGGCATCGATCTACCCCTGGCCGGAGCACTGGTGGACCAACACTGGCCACTTCGACGGCAATGACCTGCACGTCACTGCGAATACGATCTTCGTCCCGTGGGCTACCGAGGCGAAGCCGATCGCGTCCGGCAACTGGACGATCTCGCTGACCTACACGGCTGCCCAGGCTAGCCACCTGAATATCAATCACAATCCGTTCAGTGCCGCTGATGAGACTCACCAGGTAGGGCAGTACGGCCTCGGGGACTTCCAGCTCTCTGCCGGCACGAACGTCAAGACAGAGGTTCAGGTTGAGCTCGCCGACAAGAGTCAGCCGCTCTGGACCCCTCAGTTTCAGATCATGGCTGGCCAGCCGGACGTCACCTTCCACAGGATCGAGGTCTACGAGACCCCAGCCGATCCGGGTGAGGGGCCGGTGCAGCCCGGCGAGCTCGAGGCGAGGTACGTCCGATCGTGGGCGCATGCTGAAGGTACTGCCGGCAGCGTGGCCAACCTATCGGCGACATCCGAGGCAGGAGACATCGCGGTCATCGCCTACGCCTCCCAGTGGGGCGATACGGCCGCTGCGCCGCCAGCTGGCTGGACCTCTCAAGGCGCCGTCACCTTCAGCGGCCGATCGGGCTACATCGCATCTCTGAAGGTGTCTAGCCCGTCCCAGACTCAGAACGTTCACGTCACCGGCCCGACGGCCGGTGGGGCGCGCGAGCTCGCCCTCCTGGTCGTCCTCAAGGGCGTGGAGTCGGTCGAGATGACCAACTGGGGCGCCAACTATCCAGGAGACCTCTCTGCCACCTCGCTGGTCTTCTCGCAGCAGCACGCTACGCAGTCCGAGCGCGTGGCGGAGTGGCGCAGCCCAGCTGGGCCGATGGTGGCAGGAGGGCGGAAGAGGTATTCCTCCTGGTCGGCAATGCTGGCCACGGTCGCTACCGGACACATCGAGCACACCAAGCCTCAGGGATGGGCGTGGGCGAAGATCACGCCAGCCAAGCAAGAGCAACCCGAGGTGGAAGTCCGCGGTTTCGGATCCGCCACGGTCAGCGTCTACGAGCCCGCCGGAGAGGTTCCGGCTCGCATGCGGGCAATGCCTATGGGGTATGCGTCCATCTCGGAGATGACCGCTAAGCCTGGGTTCCTGGTGGCCCACCGTGGTGGGTCCGTGTCGTGGCCAGAGATGAGCATGAGGGCGTACACCAACGCCGTCGCGCACGGCGCTGGAGCTCTCGAGGTGTCCACGCACAAGACCAAGGATGGTATCTGGGTCTTGTGCCACGACGAGAAACTCAAGCGCGTCGACCCGACCGCGCCGGAGACACCTATCGCTCAGATGACGTGGGCTGAGGTTAGGCGCTACAAGACGGCCGGTGAGCCGATCCTGCGTATCGAGGACTACCTGGACGCCTATGGCTCCACGCACGTCACTGTGCTGGACCCGAAGTACTCGGCGTTGCAGTGGTCGGAGCTGGCTCTCCTGCTGCCCACGAACGCGAAGGATCATGTCATCTGGAAGAGTGCCGGCGATGCGACTTGGCTGGCTAACCAGTGGCGTGCCGCCGGCTGGAAGTGCTGGGGGTATGCATACTCCCAGCATGCCGATGATGGTAGCTTGGCGAAGTGGGCGCCCAGCTGGGACTATGTCGGCTTCCCCTATGACGCTACGCCTGCGCAGTGGGCGAAGGTGGTTGGGTTGGGTAAGCCTGTTTGGGCTCACATCTGCCCGAACAAGGCAGCCTATGATCAAGGTCTAGCCCGGGGAGCTGCTGGCTGCATGGTGTCTGGGGTGGCTGACGTGCTGACGCAGTCAGTCGTGTGAGCCTAGGATGTGACTTGTCCCCGGGGAGAGATTGTCATCCCCGGGGCCAAGCATCTACCCACCGTGTCGACGGCCGATCAGGCCGGACGCTTATATAGTACCGCAGCAACGAGTGCGGTGCAAGTGGTGAGCGACTGATAGGCGGTCCGGTAGCCGGCTCTACGCCACTTCCACTCAAGGTAGAGGGCGATCGGCTTCCATGCGACCTGTACGTCGATGACGACGAAGGTGTCACTCATTTCTTCCCCTTCCGGCACCTGGGGCATGTCTCGCCCTTCTTGTTGAGTTTCCAGCCGGCCGACTCGAGTTCATCTTCGTGCTCGTAGAGGAGGCTGGTGTCGACCGTCTGACCTCCGCGTAGCCCTCCGCTGGTTTGGGAGGTGCCGCAGGCGTCGCAGGTGGTGGTGAAGGTGATCTCCTCGCGGTCGTCGCTGATGCTGATGTCAAGCATCCTGTGCCTCCTTGTGCTCCCAGCACAGGCAGCTCCCGTTAGCGTTCCACTCCACGTCCCAGCCTTCGCGTGAGAGTGCCTCCTGAAATCTCCTGGCGTTGGTTACTTCATCAGAACCGGCGTAGGGGCGCCATGAGTATGTCCGTGTGCATCGGTCGCACTGGACGTAGGCGAGGCCGCTTAAGACCTTCCCTTCTCTCCTCCAGTGGACGGTGGTCACTTCTGCCTCCTGCATGCGCCGCAGATTGCTTCGGTTTTCCCGACTTTCCACCCTAGGGTGCGGGCGGTAGTCCTGAGGATGGAGTCGACGGCGTCCCACGGCTTGCTGCGCTGGTGGACTTGTCGGATGTGTGCGGTGCCGCATCTGGTGCAGTCGAGGCGCGCGTGCCAGTTGTAGCCAACGAGCTTGATGTGCACGATGTCGGGCTCTGGTTTGAGCCAGTGGCTCATGTGGTAGGGAAGGCTCTGCTGGCCCATTGTTTGGCTCTTTCTGTGCTTGGATGATCGGTGGCCCAGGCTTCGAAGTGTTCAGCTTCGGGCCCTCCGTACTCGGGTTGTGTGTATCTCTCTACCTGGTCCACCATCCATCGGCATTTGTGGCAGTAGATGGTGGACCAGTAGTGTGTGCCGTCGCGCCAGGTGTCTCGCCTGTAGCGTTCGCCGGCAGGTATGGGTGACCAGCATGCGCCGCAGATCGCCCCGCCGCCGGAACGGTGGTAGGTGGTTCTGCGGCGCAACTGGATATTCACTGTAGGCTACCCCAGCGGCTCAGTGCGGCGGTCGCGAGCTCTTCAGCGAGTCCACCCCGTCTGCCACGGATCTCCCGCCGCGGGCGCCGCAGGCGCCTGCCCACCACGCTCATTCCTCATGACTGTTGCTTGTGCGTTCCTTAGTGATGGCCCAATGTTGTGGACTGTCATCTCTATGGTAGTACGCTGCACCCCGGTCTTGTCGGTGTACTCCCGCTGCTTCAGGTCACCCCGAGCAACCACAGCCACCCCCTTACGCAGGGACTCCGCAACGTTCTCAGCCAACCTCCCCCACGCAGAACACCGCATCCACAACGTCTCACCATCCACCCACTCGCCCGTCTGGCGGTTGAGCGCTCGCGGGGTGCTTGCGATGGTGAAGCTGGCGACGCCGTTGCCGTTGGCGGTGTAGCGGAGCTCGGGTTCTGCGGCGAGGTTGCCTTCGATGGTGATGGTGGTGTCGTTAGCCATTGGGGTTGTCCTTGTCGTCGGTGGTGATGAGTTTTTCGATGTCGTGTTTGTGGACTCGGATGGTGCCGCCTACCCAGAAGCGGTTGATGTGGTGTTTGCGGAGGAGGCGGTCGAGTGTTCGAACGCTTGTTCGAAGGTAGGCAGCTGCCTCCTGTTTGGTCATGAGGATGTCCATTAGGTGTTGCTTTCTCGGATGATGGCGACTAGGTCTTTCATGGTCATTGTAGCCCATTGCTGGTCAGGCGTGGACACTCCGTGACGTTTGTGGACTATGATGCCGGCTACTGCTTCGGCGTTGGTGGCTTCGGCTTCAGCTTCTCGGGCCCATTGGGGGAGGTTCATGCGTGCGGTGTCTTTGCATTCGATGGCGAGTTTGTGGCCTCGGATGCGTACGCCGGCGATGTCTCCTTTGTCCTTGGCGCCGGCGCGTGGGGCGCGGTCGATGCGGTCGTCGTCGAGCTCTCGTGCGAGGTAGTCGGCGATGAGTCGTTCGAACCGCGCCCCTGCGGCTTTGGCGCTACGCCTTGTACGGGCCAAGGGCGTTCTCGATTGCTTGTCGGGCTGCCTTGATCTCTGCCTGGAGGGCTTGGATCTCCTTCTTCTCCTGGTATGCGGCCTTGATGAGCTGTCCGGTTCGGCAGCCCACGAAGATCATGGCCACTGCTAGGATGATGAGGGCTATGTCTGGTGTCATTCGTCTTCCTCGAAGGTGATGATGGGCTCGCCGATGAAGGCGACGCTGTTGAGAGTGAGGTTGCGGATGTCTCGAGTGTTGATGTCTACGAGTCGGCTGATGCCGGCTCGCTGGCGTGCGATCGTGGCCTCGAGCTTGACTGCGCGGAAGGCCCATTTGCGGGCTTGGGTGCGCTTTTCGTCGTATGCGAGCTTGAGGGTGGCCGCGTAGCCGGCGACGATGGCGAGGACGGTGGTGACTAGTCCTGCGTATACGTGGATCATTTGCCCTCCTTGGCGATCTTGGCGGCCCTGAGAGCGAGGTCGCGCAGTCGGAGTAGCGCTTCGTCGTCAGGGTTGTCGATAAGGTAGTCGTCGTATTCGTCGAGGGCTTCGATGATCTGGTCAATCTCGGTCATGACTCTTCCGTTCCTGTGTTGTAGATGAGCTTGTATGGCCCGTACCAGTTGGGTGGCACTTCGAATGTGGTTCGATCGGCCTTAGCGGTGCACCAGCGCCCGCTGGGGAGCTTCTGCCAGGCTACGCCCTCGGCGTCGATCAGGATGGTGCCGGATGTGAACCGGTTCTTGTTGTTGTCGATCTGTGGGTACTTGAGCTCAAGGATGGCTTCGTGGGATTCCGCTAGGCGGACTGCCTGGATCATGAAGTCGAGGAGTATCCCGGATTTGACGGCGATCTTCTCCTCGGGGCCGTATTTCTCGGTGAACTTGGCGATTTTGTTGCGGAAGTGTCGCAGTCGCCGCTGACTAACCAGCCGCTCACCATGTAGCGTTGCCAGGCGTCTCCAATGTTTGTCGATGACGACGGTCCCAGCTGGTAGGTCGCTACCGTCGCCCTCCACCATGTGCGGGTGGGCATCTTCCTTGGTGTTCATCGGTCCTCTAATCGCTTGATGTATACTTCGGCAGTGTCTATGGCTTCCTGGGCGATGTAGTGCAGGAACCAGATATCATCCAGCTCTGAGTCCTCGATTATTCGTATGAGTTCGTCCTCGTCGTACTCGTCGAGGTAGGTTTGGAGTTGCTGGATATAGTTCATGCTTGGGTGTCTTTCTGGTAGCTGATGAGCCAGGCGAGGGCGAGACCGCCTACCTGGGTGATTTCCTTGATGAGGTCGGCCTGGTGGCCGGTGTCGTTGGTGTTGTCGTATGTGAGGGCGGCGGCGACTTCGCCTACCTCTTCGGCAAGTGCCCAGTACTTGTCTAGGTCGGGCACCTCGGTGAGGTCGAAGGTGTGGCCGGGGTGCTTGCGCTTGGCAGCCTCGAACTCAGCCTTGAAGAGCTCTAGGGGGTTTTCCACACCGAGCTCAAAGAGCATGCCTTCTGCTGCCTGAGCGATGTAGTAGAGCTCGACTCTGCGGGCGCGAAGCCTGCCTTGGCCGTCGCCCATGTTGCGGGCGAGCCGGCCGAGGCAGAGCATCATCTCGGCGTGATTGAGCAGGGGGTTGGTCTCGCGAATGGTAGGCAGGCGTAAGAGTTCGTCGAAGGGGTGTGTCATTTAGTTCTCCTTGGGGGTGTAGGCGATGGTGTAAGGGGCGAACATCTTCTGTAGTTCTGTGTGTCGGATCTCGCGGCAGCGCCGCATGAGTATCCATTCGACACCGTCGAACACCCAGATGTCCCTGTCGGCGTCGAAGACGACCGTCCCCTCAGCAGGGTCCCGCAACTCCTCCCCGCTGTCGATCTCGCGGGGGCGGGTGGCCTCGGCCTCTTCGAGGAGGGCGTTATAGCGGCCACGCCAGGCGGCCATCTCGCCCGCCTGGAACGTCAGGTCCACGATCTCCTTCTCCAGGTCGGCGATGCGGTTGAGAAGGAAGACCACGTCATGCTCCGCAGTGTACTCAGCGAAGCCGCCGGGAACGTAGCCCTCACCCTGCAACCAATTGTTGGAGCGAGTGCGGATACTATCGCAGTAGTCAAACTCGTGCCGACTGATGCTCATTTCTTCTCCTTGCGTTATCCGCAGCAGTCGTAGAAGCCGTAGGGGCATCCGGTTTCGTAGCCATCTTCGTCGTCGTCATCATCAACAGGAGGGAGGCCGAAGGGCCGCTCGACGATTCCGAGGAAGGTGCCGTTATGGGGGATTGGGGCGAGCTCGCCTTGCTGATCGACCCATTTTCCTAGGCCGCGCTGGAAGATGTAGCCGTCTGCGTAGACGACGGATCCTCGTGGCATGTTGGCGGTCTCGTAGTCGTCGAGGGTGTCACCTGCCTTGATGGTGACGCCGTGCTGGAAGGCTATCCTTCGCTCGCGCTCGATCTCCTCCTCGGTCCACGTATGCCTTGCGGCAGCGTAGATCGCCTTGGCTACCAGGAAGGCCGCCTGAAGCGTCCGGGTGGATGCGACGACAGTCCCGTTCTCATCGCAGATGTCCACCGGTCCGTCGCTGTGGATTGCGAGCTGGAGTGAGGTGTCGATGGCGCGCATGGACTTGATCTCATTGTCTGTGAGACATCTGGTTCTCAAGCCGTTGATGCTGATGGCGTCTTTCGCGTTGTCGTACTTGGCGTCCGGCGGGAGTGATAACCACGTAATAGTCTCGCCTGTTTTGCATGAGGGGAGGGGTGATGTTGCCATGGTGTTCCCTTTCTTGGGGTGGCGCCCCAGCCTGGTTGACTGGGGAGCCTTGGTTTATTGGAGGGTCGGGTTAGCAGGGGCGCCAGGGGACGCCTCGCCAGCTGCCGGCAATACACTCATTGTGCCAGGGAATGTGGCGTCGAACCCATTCACCCATGGGGATCATGAACATATTCTGTCTCCTTTGTTGTTGATGTAGTAGGTGCCATCCCAGTAGGTTACTGGGAAGTCTTCTGATGTTTGCCACCATGGCAGCGACCAGCCGTTGTCGTGTGCTTCTTCTCGGTGTGTTTCGACCCATCCGTGGCATCCCCGGACGCCATCTCCGCAGAGGAGTATCAGGTTGCCTGGCCGGTTTATTGAGGGGTCCTTCGTTCCGCCCATGCCGCGAGCTCTGCGGTGCTGGATGCTGAATGCGGTGGTGGCTAGTTGGCGGCCGCATCGCACGCATCTGCCGCCGTCCCTCTCGAATACGAGCTTCCTTGTTTCCTGGGAGGGGCCTGTTTTCCTTCGAGGCATTCTCGCGTTCCGACTACTGGGCTCGACCGAGGCTGTAGTGGACCTGTAGCCACGCCTTCAGCATTTCGGGGTCTGCGTTGCCTCCGTCGGCTACGTATGCATCCTTGGTGTCGTCGATGTCGAGTCCGTGAGCATTGCAGAATGCGGCGAGAATACTCGAGCACTCCCGCTTGGTGTCCCTGTTCTCCTGGGAACCCCCTTTCCGCCTGGGAACCCCCTGTTCTCCTGGGAACCCCCTTTCCGCCTGGGAACCCCCTGTTCTCCTGGGATACCCCTCTGCGACACCGCCACCGAGCGTCTTCAGGAGGCTAACGAGGGCTGCGGTCATGCTGCGTCCGGCCGACTTGACCTCCAGCTCGCCGTCCTCACAGGTGATGAGGTAGTCGACGACCAGAAATTGCCCATTGACTTCCGCATCGAGAGGCAATATATTGACCCCCTCCTCCAGAAGGGCCACCTCAAGCCTGTGGATAAAGCTGTTACTGTCATGCGCTGACTCTGTCTGTCCTTCGTTTGTCTGCGGTTGTCCCGGACTTGTCTGCATCTGTCCTTCGTTTGTCTGCATCTGTCCTTCGTTTGTCTGCGGCTGTCCGAGCCTGGCTGTCTTGGCAGCCTCTCGCAGCTTGCTCAGGAGTTCGACTGTGCTCATTGAGTGCCTTCCTTCCTGGGAACCCCCTGTTCTCCTGGGATACCCCTTTTTCTGTTGATCTGGCGGGATTCTCGGGTACCCGACCATGCCGGCACCCCCTGCGCGCCGCGAAGCGGTGTGCTCTCCCTACCTCCATATAGCTATTGGTGTGTGTGTTGTTGTTGTGTGGTGGTTGTCTTCTATCTCGTGGTACCCCATGATTTGGGTCACATGGTGGTGGGTGTGGCGCTCGCGGGCAACGAGCACCCACCAACCCCACAACAGGTCAATTAAGCGCAGAGAGCGCTCGCGGCCTTAGGGGACTGCCACGCACCGGCTAAGCAGCAGCGACTCGAACTCCCCGGGGTTCATCCCGGCTGCCTGCACCGCCGTCATCCACGGCTCCTGGCATAGGTTGGACAGGAAGGTCTCTATCACCTCGGTGGCGATATTCTCTGTTCTCGGCCACCTGTAATTAAAGCCGACCTGCCGAGCCGCAGCTACTCTGGCGACAGTGGACGTCACATCATAAACATCCTCACCGAGAAGCTTCACCGTAAACGACTGAGTCTTCCCTTTACCGCCACCAGCAGACACAACCAGCCAACCACGCAACCGCATCTCACGCCGAATCAATGACAAGCCACTCATAACCGAACTGACATTCGACGACCAAACAATCAAAATAACCCCCTATTCTCCTGGGAACCCCCTATTCTCCTGGGAACCCCCTATTCTCCTGGGAACCCCCTAATCACCAACCACAAAACCCCCACCACCAAACACAACCAACCTAAACAACGCACCCGCGCTCGCGGGTAGTTCTTCGCTGCGGAGGAAGGTGTGCGTGTGTTGGAGTCTCCACCATCCTGCTGCGTATTCCCAGCGGCATCCGTCTTCATCTATGAGTGTGTCGCCGTCTTGTGAGTTGTGGAGTTCGTCTGGTGCTACAAGTTCGTATTCGTATGCGTCACTCATTGCGCTCCAGTTTGCTGATTCGGCGATCGATGTAGGTGCGGGCTTTGCGCAGGTCGACGATTCGACGATCGTCTGCGCCTTTCCGTCCGTATCGTGTGAGGTACTTGGTGGCGTTCCACAGCAATGGGTCGTCGGGGAATAGCGCGTCGAGGATGTCCCATGATTCGAGCATGTCTGTCTCGTGTGGTCCTCCCTCTCGAATGATGGCGTCTCCTAGCCACGTGTAGTGGCTGGGGGATGCGACCGCATCGGGTTCGCCTGTGGTTGCTGCCGGCTTGGTCGGCTGTTGCGCTGGAGCTCTCTTTTTGTCGACACAGACTAGGGCCCCTTCACCGAAGATCTCGTAAGTTGGGGTCATGTAGTCCGGATAGTTGCGAAGGATGACCGTCCCGAATGCCGGATTCTCGGACTTCACCCAGCGGACATGGCGGTCGCGATCTGTCCCCTCGATCCACTCCCAGATGACCGTGCCGCCGCCGGAGATGGTGCTGTGTCCCCCGGCCTTTATGAGGGCTCCCTTGTCTAGTGTGCTCACCCCCTCCCATGTGGAATCAACCGTGACGACGCACCCCCAGGAGGGGGTGATGGTGCATGGCTGGACTCCGGCTTCGATATGCATGTCTGCTGCGCACACGAAGATCGTGTCTTCGTTGATGTCGGCGCTGGCTATGGCCTCGACGTGATTGACTTTGCGTACGTCCATCGCGTCCTCCTCTCTCAGGTCCACGGTCTCTCCGTGGTACCTAGGTCCGCCCAGGGGTGGAAGGTAGCGCAGCCAGCCCGTGTATCTAGATAGAGCTGGGTCCTCCCCTGGGTGGGCCTAGGTAGGGCATCGATCCTGCTGGTACGCGCAGTGTGGTGGCCGCTGCGTCCGCCGGTGTGCCCACCTAGGGCGAGTCTCTGTGTAGTTCTCAATCTGCTTGCCCACGCGTTATTGAGCGGCGGTCCGCGTTTCTGCGGGGCTGTCCTCTAGGTGAGGCGGGGGCGCACGAGCGGTGGAACCGGTGGCCGTTCGTGCGCGACCGTCCGTCCTAGCGGCGTACCTGGATCGAGCTCCGTGGCATCACCAGCGCTCTAGGGCCGTATCGAGGATGGTGTCGACGACCTGGCCGACCGTGACGCAGGGATGCTCTCGGTTGCCTTTCCGGACCACGTAGATCTTGCCTTTGCTGAGCGGCGTAGGCCGCGTCTCGATGGTGACGTCAGCGCCCTCCCTGTCCTGAGGGTCCAGCAGGGCGAGCCCCATCTCCAGCGTGGGTGACTGCGGCAGGTAGGCGTCGACCATGTAGGCGAGGCCGCGGTCATACAGGTCCTCTAGGGCCTGGCGTGCCTGAGAGGCACTGGCTCCACGCAGTGTGATCGGGACGTCGTAGTAGTGGACCGTCACTACTGGTGGACGGTTGTCGTTCAGGCTCAGGCTCACTGGGACTCCGTCGAGCCCATGCCACTTGGAGTATGTGAGGCTGCTACGCATCGGGTCCACTTCCCAGCCATCGGGCCCCTGAGTCAGGGCGACGTGGTAGGCATGGGAGGGCCCCGCCGCGGCTACCAGGTTGTGAGCCAGCCCTCTAGGCGACAGGTCCCCTAGATTGCCGATAAACATGGACTTGTCGTCTGAGACGATCTGCCACGTGCCGTCGCTAGTGATGGTCAGTGCCGCCTCGCCGACGGTGATGGTGTCGCAGCGGTAGCCCTGAGCCATGTCGACGTCGTCTAGTTGCGGGTAGTTGTCGGTGATGATGGTGTAGATCTGCTGCGCTGTGCTCATTGCATCTATCCTTTCTGCGCTGATTTCGTGCCTGGCAGGGGAGTCGAACCCCTGCTGCGACCATCCAGGCTGGACCGCTGTCACATCTGCATCAGCGCGGCGACCATCTCAGTCCAGTCATCCCAGGAGGACCGCTCGGCGGAGATCGTCTCCACCATCTCCCATGGACCGTCGCCGGCGATGGTGGCGATGACGTCGCCTCCGCGCGAGATGACAGCCGCATCACGGTCGGGTGACGTGGCGACCTCTAGGTCGACGCTCATCTCTCCAATCGCATCGATGAACTCACCGATATCGAGCACATCCGAGACAGCCCTGACGATAGCGTCGCAGTGAGGGCCAGCCTCCGAGAGTGCCGTCAGTAAAGGCGCGACCTGCGTTGAGTGAGCCGGCGGGATATCGATGTGCGGAACTGTCGGGTCGACGTCGATCTCCCAGTAGGTCATCCCGTCGTCCGTGAAATCGATGTCCACAGCGATAGCACCACACAGCCCTCCCAGGAGGATGCCCGCGAGCCCGTTCCGTCGGACGGTCAGGTCACTGATGACCGACTCGCGATCATCCAGGTCAGTCAGGGCCTCGTAGGCGGCCTGAGCGGCCGGGTCGACGTCTGCCACCAGCCATAGGGCGATCTCTACCAGCGAGTCCTCCTCCACCGTGCCTTCGTAGCTGTCCGCCTCACGCACGTCACGGCCGTCAGTGGTCGCGTGCACGTCCACGCCGTCGTCGAAAAGCACGACATGCCGGCTCATGCTCGCGCTGTAGATGACGGAGGTCTGATCCTTGTCCTCACGGATGTAGGCGCCGTGGCCGAGGATGTCGAGTTGGTCAGTGAGAGTGTTGGCCGCGTCGATGTAGTCGATGATGCTCATCTCGATTCCTTTCTCGTGGGGCGTGCGCCCCGCTTGCTGACGGCTCCACTATAGACAGGTCGCGACAAGCCGCGTCAAGCGCACATACTATGATGTGCACCATCGAACATATGTTCGGTTACCGGCTCGTGCGCATGCATGTACGCGCGCGTGACGCGATGAGCGAGCCACACGCCCCCGCCTCAGCCGTCGAGGCCGCAGGAGCGATTCTGAGGGACTTTTAGCGGGCCACCTATATCCAGGTACCACCGAGGGGCTGAAATCGCCCCTGTGTGGCTCAGGCGGCCTCAGGGGGGCATGCAAAGCAAAGCGCCCGCCCCGCCGAAGCGGGACGGGCGCCGTGTGTCGGTTAATCAGCCGAGCGGTTCGCCTGCGTACTTGCGCTCCCAGAATGCGCCCTCCAGAGCTTCCTGCCGCATCTGCCGCTGGGCCATAATCTTCCATTCGGTCGTCGGGAGGGTGCTGAGGTGAGCGGCGGCGGTCCGGATTTTCCACAGGGGCTCACGTGACATATCCAGGGTCATGGCCTCGTCGGTGGTCATCTCATAGGTGAGGGCGGCGTCGTAGTAATTCATCGTTCGATCCTTTCTCGGACGGGCGGCTGTCGCCCGCGCGGTGAGATGAGCATATAGGGGCCGGTTTTCCCTTGAAATCGCGCCGATCCTGCATGTCAATCAAAGTTTCCATAGGCGGTTTTCAGCACCCTCCTCGACGCTTACTGGACTCAATCTGAACGATTCCTGTGAGAGATCTATGTCGACGCTATGTCGTTCCTGAATTGACCGTAGGACCAAGGTCCTAGAAAAGCGATCAGATGCGATGACTTGGCTCACGATGTCTAGTCCTGGCTCACATTACGTAAGGTCAATATGAACAATGCGCCCCGACCTAATAGTCACGCTCTATGTAGTTTGCAGTGCAGATCGGCGCCCGGCCTATCGAACGTATGTCCGATAGGCCGGGCTGATAGATCAGCGCTGGTCGCGAGGGGCTCGCGCTCCCCAGATCGCCAAGCCGCCCAGCAGGAGGAGGGCGACGATCCCGCCGATCGCGAAGTCGTAGTCCATCGGGACGCCGGTGCGGGCGAGCGTGCCGGTGGGGCCGGCTACGGTCTCACGGTGGGCGGTGTCGTCGGCGGCAGCAGCGGTAGCGGTGTCGTCGGCGGCAGCAGCGGTAGCGGTGTCGTCGGCGGCAGCAGCGGTGGCGTCACCCCGCTTGCCATACAGCCCAGCACGGTCCTCGTGGGCGCCGTAGGTCGGCGCAGAATCCTTGCCCGCAGCGGTGGTGTCGTCAGCGGGCCACTGGTGCGTCACGGGCGACTCGCAGCTGGAAGGGCGGTTGCCCGGGTCAGCGAGGTACTGGGAGCCGTCGTCGGAGACGATGAGGCGGTCGCAGCCAGCGGAGACAAGGATCCTGTAGCCGGGGCCAGCGCAGGATTCGTTGGAGCCGACCGAGTCGCAGGACGGCAGGACCTCACGCCGAGGGAAACCGTACTCATCGTGGTAGCGGGCGTCGATTCCAGCCTCACCCGTGCCGTCGGTCGGGCCGGTCCACTCGTGGGCCTGACCGGCGTATGAGTAGCCGGGCACAGGGGACGCAGGAGCGTCGTCGTAGTAGGTCGTGCCCATGGGGTCAATCGTGTATGAGCGGCCCTTCCCGTTACCGCGAGTCTTGGCGTCCCAGCGGCACGGGCCGGGGCCATCCTCAAACTCGCAGGGAGGGAGAGTGGTGGTCGAGGCGGCAGGGGGTTCGGTGACAGGGGCGGGGGTGATGGCCGCAGGGGCAGGGGTGTCAGCCACGGGGGGGACAGTCTCGGTGACAGGGGCGGGGGGGGCGGTCACAGGGGCAGGGGCCTCGGCAGCCGATGCAGGGGATACGAGCCAGCTAGTCAGGGTCAGTACCAGGGCGGTGACCAGGGCGGTGATTCGAGTGCTCATTGTTCGATCCTTTCTCTTGCTCCCTCAGGAGCTCTGTGCTGATGGGCATCACTATACACACCTCGATGCAGTGCATGTCTAGTCCTGACTCACATTGACCTACGTGATGTAGGTCATCGTACATATGTACACACAGCAGCACACACATACACATGCACACACACGCACACACACGCACACACACGCATTCGCGCGAGCCTTATATGCATAAGGCTCTTTCGTCGTTCGATGAATTCTTTTCTTCGTCTTTCTCACGGCGACTTTCGCGCGGAACCACGCCGAAGGGGAGGGATTATCCCCCCGCCATTTTATTCCCGTCCGCTACGCGTGATTACTCCTGACAAATAGAGTAACTTTAATAAGTAAAACGACCGTTTTCGTATGGGTCGTTCAGCCAGTCTAAATACTCGGCGATAGTCCTTCGTCCCTTAGCTGCGTTGCATCGCCTGTGGCTGAAGAAGATGTTGTCCATGTCATGCTTGCCGCCTCGACTTATAGGCAGGTCGTGTTCGATCGTTCTTCCCATCGGATCGTCGCCAGGCAGGGCCTCGTCAATCAGATCTCCGCACACACAGCAAGTCTGGTCGCCGTCAAGCCACTTTCGATCAATGAGCTCCGGCGTCGCATCGCCATTCTTGTACGCATTAGCTCTTTGCTCCGCAAGCGCCTTGTACACTTCTGGCTTCTTCTCGTAGTAGCGCCTCGAGGCAGCTCGCGCAGCCTCCCGTCCCCGCGGCGTACCTACCCACCTTCTCATGCGGGCGCGCTCTTCCTTCTTGTGGGTGCGTCTGTACTCCTTCGCGGTGGCGTGGGCGCGCTCAGCGTTGTCCTTGCGCCACTGGCGTGAGAACTCGCGCGCGCTCTCGCGCCTCTTGCGGTTGTAGACCTTGTCGGAGCACTTGCCTGAGCAGTACTGGTGTCTTGCGTTCCTGGGCTCAAACGGGGTTCCACACTCTACGCATGGCTTGAGCTGGACTTCCTTCTCTTCCATGGTTATACTTTCTTCGTACGAACAACTACAGCGTGCGTTCGTAACAGCGATGATGGACTACCCCCGGCCTGGAAAACCGGGGGTAGTCATTTTCATCCCGGGTGGTCGTACGTCTTTTCAGAATGCACCCATGTTTTGATTAGGGCTGGGAACGTATGCCACCTTGTAAGGCCCCATGTACTGCTGGAGCTCCGATCGGTGCCCGTCGGTCCCGGGGCGCCCCCACCCGAGGGCGTGGTCCGACTGCCATGCGTAGCCGCATCGGTCGATGAGCACGGTTCCTTGGGGAACGCTCGTAGGAGTTCCGTTTCCTCGGTAGGTGTCGTCCAGGAGGGCCTGAGCTGCGTACTGGCGCTGCTGTGCTGCGGCGAGCGGGGTGAGTGTCGGGAAGCGCATTGTTAGTTCCTTTCTCGTGCGCTGATGGCAGTATGGTACCTCATTCGTAGGCGGGGGTCCAGCCGAGATGGGAGATTCGGCTGTAGTTCCCTTCTCGCTTCAGAAGAGCGTGACCTGTGCGTCCTTCCCGGTTCTTCGCGACGTAGAAGTCGAGCCGTCCCCAGTCTGTCTGCCCTCCTTCTTGGGGGCACGAGAGTAGGCAGACGACATTGGCGTCCTGTTCGATGTTCCCAGACTCTCGCAGGTCACTGAGGGTGAGTTCACCGCCAGGTCGAGCTTCTGCCTGACGACCCAGCTGGGCGACGGCGATGACCGGGATCTGAAGGTCCTTAGCCAGGTTCTTCAGGGTGCGGGTGTACTCGCCGATGAGCTCCCATCTAGCTCGTTTCTCTCCGGGTGCCGCGTTGATAAGGCCGATGTAGTCCACGAAGGCGGCCTTGAGGCCGTGCTCGCGGTGGAGGAGGCGAGCGGTCGCGACAAAGTCGCCGATCGTGAGGTTTGCTCTCTCATCGAAGTGGATGGGGAGCTCCTTGAGGACGGGGGCAGCTGCCTGCATCTTGGCTTGTTCCTCATGGGACGGGTGCCGCCGGCGGGTTACGGCGTCGCCAGGGACATCCGCTATGTTCGCCATGACACGTCCCCACAGCTCGCGACCGCTCATCTCGAGGCTGGCGAGGTAGACGTGTCCGATGTCAGCGAGAGCGGTGGCCGCTTGGATGCTGACGATCGACTTACCTACTCCAGGTCGAGCGGCGACGACGTAAAGCCCACCGGGCTTCCAGCCGCCGATCATGTCATTCACGTCCGGCCACGGCGTCGGAGTGAACGGAGTTGAGTCTCTTGAGAAGTCTACGATCTCATCGAGGCACTGTTCGTTGTTGACCAGCTCAGTGCTCCCCGAGCTCACCTGGTCCAGGAGAGTCCGGATGGTGTTCTCTGCCTCACCAGGATCTCCGCCGGCCTCAAGGATTTGGATTCCTCGCAAACATGCGTCGTGCAGGTTGCGGTGAGCGTGGTTGTCCAGCAACTTCTTCGCGTACGAGGCCGCAAGAGCTTCCGCGGCCGCCGGAGCCTCTGAAAGGCAGTCGAGCAGGTAGTCGGGCTCAACGTGCGCGTCCGTGATCGACGGGAGCCGATCGAGCAGGAGTGTCGGGTCGAGAGCCTGACTCGGATTCTCCTGCTTGTAGCGCTCAACGAGCTTCCAGATGGCTTGGTTGCGGGTGTCCGCGAAGTGGTAGGGACGTACGACGTCCAGGTCGAGAAGTGCGATTCTGCTGCCCGCAAGGGCGATGCCGATTACGGCTGCTTCGAGGTTCATCTGTCAGCCTCGCAGGTCGTCGATGTCGTCCTGGTGCTTCGCCCACTGCGGAGTTCCTGGAATGCCCATGAACGGTCGCCAGAACCCGATGTACCGGTTCGGGTCAATCCCATGGTCAAGGCATGCGTACCCGAAATCGTCCTCCGACCAGGTCTTCCCCGTCTTCGGGTTCGTAGAAAGGCGCCGTCGCTCAGCTTCGGGGTCATTCACGGGAGCCTCCGTGTCGAGCTCATCCGTCCAGCTGCCGGAGTTGAGCCAGGTGGCAGGATGCTTGATGTAGCGCACCTCAGTGTTGGCCAGGCGCCAGTTCTGCTTGTGTGCCTCGAGAGCCTCAAGAAGTTCCTCTGGTGAGGCTCCAGACTTCAAGGCCGCCTTGTAGCTCCTCTCCGCCTGCTTTTTCCCGACCTTCCGGGGGTATGCATCCCACCACTCAGAGAAACCACGGGGCTGCGCCTGGGGGATGGCAGGCCGAGCCTTTTTAGGCTTAGGGACTGAAGTTACCCGGGCAGCCGGGCGATCCTTCGGGTACCCGCGTTCCTTGTCCTCGCGCGCCTGCATGCGCGACTCGTTCCACCCCTCGCACAACCAGGGGTGCCAGTGGTACAGATTGCTAGTAGTCCTGCCATCATCGGCCCTCCTGGTGCGACTGATGACATTCATCTCCTCCAGGGTTCGCAGGGCGTTCTTGACGGCGGTCACGCCAGAGCCGATGGCGTCAGCAAGAGTCTTGACGGACGGCCAGCAAGACGGGAACTCTTCACCGTCGTGGACGTTTGCCATGCCTGCGATCGCTATCGCTGTGAGCCGGGTGTTCCCCTTGATCGAGGACGGAAGGTTGAACGCCTGTGTGATGGCAACGAAACTCATGATTCGGACTCCACTTGTGGGTGATTTGTGCTGTCGAAGCTAAGTCTACCAGATAGAGACGACCCCCGCAAGTGGAGTCCGAGTACTTGCGGGGGTCTTTGAGTTGTACCTAAAGCGTAGCAAGAGACTGGGTGTCGACACAAGTCGGCATCATGACCAGGGATGTGATGCTGGCCACATGACGTACGGCAGCTTGTGACGTCAGGTAGCCGGGATCCGACTGGGGGGTCGTCGGATTCCGGCGTGACGGTATAGCCGGAATGCGTCCACAAACATATAATATAAGAACCTATAAGAGAACTAACAACGCGCGTGCGCGCGTGTGTGTGCGCGCGAAGGGCGGGAGGATGATGTATGTCACACTTCTGTACCTTCCTCCACCCCGTCCCATCTGCTAACGTTAGTCAACGTCAGCGCAAACAGAAAGGAAAATCCGATGAGTAAGCGCAACCGCAAGTCAAACCGCAAATCTTCCGAGCGTAGAGTTAGGTATCCGCAGATCCACATCCCCATGGCGGTCGATATCTACGATGAAGAAAGTTTCAAGTACAAGATCACCGGACGGGATGCACAGGTGGAGCTTCCGCTCACACATGGTTGCACTACATTGATAACTCTGCCGTACGCTCAGGCATGCTTCGGGGCCTTCTCGTGCACACAGGGATTCGCGGGGCTACTTAGATGGGTAGCCTCTGTTGTGGATGGAAAGTCGAACAATAGCCCGGACTACTATCTGCCGCTCAGCGATGAGACCAACTCGTGCACGCCACTCCCGCTCTCCTTGGAAGTCGCCTTTGATGTTGCCCGTTCTGAAGGACTGAATCTCAGTAGCGCCATTGAGGATTATTGCAGGAAGTTCCTGAAGCATGCTCTCATCACCCGGATGGGCCCAGGAGTTTATATGGCGACCTTCTCGGACCTCGATACCGTCCAGGCACGCCCCGCCCCATCACTCCCATCGACTACACCGTCCCCTGCAACTGAACAGCATGCTCGGAAGCCTCCCCGGGCGCGCTCCGAGCGAACAATAGCGGCGACCGCCCGAAAGCTGCAAAAATGGGGGATTCCTATCACACGCGGTGAACTTCGCAGTCTCCTCGTCGACGAAGGCTGGCTGGTAGAAGGTGTTTATTCAGGGCGTACCCCTCATATCGCATCACAGTGGGCCATGTCTAATGGGTACCTGATGCGCGCAGAGAACCCCCGAAACATTGCCCCCTATGTGACAGACCTTGGACTGGACTACTTGCGGAAGAGGTTGACACGAACTTGGACGACAAGGTAACGTATACCTTGCTGATAGAGCCCCGCTGGACCTGGTTCCTTCGAGCGTCATCCTTTCCGCCGAAGTTAGAGCCCTCGAGTCCAGCGGGGCTCGCCCCTTTGTGGTACACTCTCTTCATCGGCAACGACGAAAGGAACATCATGACCTACCAGAAGCGAGTCATCGACTGGTCTGTACGCCAAGAGTGCATCAGCTGCTTCCGCCCAATGCGGCCAGCTAGAGCTACTGCGGCAGACTGGCCCGGAACAACCATCTACAGCGGTAGAGGGAAGTGCAGCATTTGCGTCCGCAGCGAGAACCGCAAGGCTCGGAGGGCTGCCCTGCCCCGCCCCAAGGGGAAGAATCCCACCGTGGCCGAGCTCGCAGCCCAAGACCATCCCTGCATTGAGTTCTGCTCGAAGCCATCTAACAAGCGATCGGCGATCTGGTAATGGCTTGGAAGAAAGAGTCCCGACGTAAGCAGGAGCTCCCTAAGGACTGGGCTAAGATCCGCCAGAGGGTTCTTCGGCGGGACGGGTACACGTGCCTGTTCTGCGGAGCCCCAGCCAATCAGGTGGACCACGTGTTCCCTGATGGCCCTCACGTGCTCGACAACCTCAGAAGCCTGTGCCAGCGCTGCCACATGCAGAGGACTCAGCAACAGTCGGTAGAGGCTCGACGCAGGCGCTATAATCGCCGCAACAAGGCTCGCGGGCCTCGGCCCAAGACGAAGCACCCCGGATATCTGTAGGAGGAACCATGGGAGTTCGAGGCCCTATCCCCAAGCGGTCCGATGAGGGGCATCCGAAGACCATCGCCAAGAAGAATCGCGCCGGCATAGACCACATCGATGCCCTCAAGGTCAGCGACGTGTTTATCCCTGACCCTGATCCTGAATGGCATGAGATCGCTCGCATGCTGTGGGATGCCACGAAGGAGTCGGCTTTCATTCGCTTCTACGAGCCGTCCGACTGGGTGGTCCTCTACTTCACATGCGAGAACGTCTCGCACTTCTGCCACTCATCACGGCGATCATCCACCGCCATGGCCGCCATCAACCAGATGCTCACCTCGCTACTCCTCACTGAGGGCGATCGACGTCGAGTCCAGATTGAGATCCAGCGAGCCAGCGAAGAGCAGCTCGAGTCGGCCGGCGTGACTGCCATGGCTGCCTGGGTCAAGGAGCGCCAGGCGAAGTGAGTGAAGAACTCCCTGCACCCCGGGAGCGAATCGATACCCTTCCAACGGAGATCCCGGAACGAACCCTAGGGCTTCACGTAGCCTCCTGGATGATCGATAACCTCACGCAGCCGAACGGTCCGCGAGCCGGTCAGCCATTCATGCCAACCGATCGGCAGATCCAGTTCCTCTTACAGTTCTATGCGCTGGGCGAAAAGGGTGACTGGCTTTATCGCCACGCGGCCAGGCGTCTAGCAAAAGGTCAGGGGAAGTCTCCTTTTGCTGCAGCTGTGGCCCTCGCCGAGCTTCTCGGTCCGGTCAGGTTCGACTCCTTCGATGATGAAGCGCTATTCGGAGTGGTACCAAAACCCATGGCTATGCCGCTCATCCAGCTGGTTGCTACCTCAGAGAACCAGGTTGCCAACACTATGCGCATGGTGCGAGCCTTCTGCAAGAAGGGAGGGAAGCTCGCCAAGCGTTACGACCTGGATGTCGGCAAGACATACATCGACACCCCAGCTGGCGGCCGACTCGAGCAGGTGGCGAGCGCCGCGCACTCCCTCGAGGGCGCTGAGGTGTCATTCCAGGTAGGCGATGAGACGGAGCACTGGCTCCCCTCTCGAGGTGGCCCTGAACTCATGGCCACCCTTCGCCGGAACGCCGCCAAGACCGGGGCCAGGGTCATGGAGACGTCGAACGCCTGGATCCCCGGCGAAGGCTCCGTGGCTGAGACCACCTACGATGCCTGGTGCGACCAGGAGGACGGTCTCACGCGAGGCAAGATGAAGATCCTGTACGACGCCCGCATGGCTCCGCCTAACGCCATCCTGCATGATGATCCCGAAGAGGGGCAGATGGGTCTCACGGAGGCGCTCAAGTACGTCTACGAAGACGCCCCTTGGGCTAACCTGACAGCCATCCGTGAGCAGATCTGGGACCCGGCATTCCCTGAGTCGCACGCCATGAGGTTCTTCTACAACCGACCTAACGCAGCCGAGAACGCCTGGGTGACCCTCGAGGAGTGGACCCAGCTCCGTAAGCCAGACCGCAAGGTTGAACCAGGCGAAGCGATCGTCATGTTCTTCGACGGATCCAAGTCGAACGACCACACAGCCCTTGTCGGCTGCTGCCTCGAGGACGGTCACGTTTTCAAGATAGGCCACTGGCGCCCCGAGAAGCCCCTCAACGTAGTCAACACGCCAGCCGTAGACGCCGCCGTGCGGAAGGCATTCGAGACCTATCAGGTGGTTGCATTCTGGGCTGACGTGCGCGAATGGGAGTCCTTCGTGAAGACAAGCTGGCCAGAAGACCTCGGCCAGGACCTCATCTGCCACGCCGTCCGAGGCGGCATGTCAGCCTCGCCGATCGCCTGGGATATGCGATCACACGCCTACCAGTTCGCAGAAGCGGCCGAGACAGCCTTCGCAGAGATCCAGCAGCAGGCATTCACCCACGACGGCGACTCAGCCCTAGGAGAGCATGTGTCAAACTGCCGAGTCAATGAGTTCAAGGGACGATGGTCCGTCAAGAAGGAATCTCCGCAGTCGCAGAAGAAAATCGATCTCGCTGTGTGTATGATTGGCGCTAGGATGCTATACAGGCACGTCAAGAACAGCAAGGACTGGGCGGATATGCAGAAGCCCTCCGGTGGATGGGGAGTCTTCCTATGAGTTTCGAGAAGCTAGCTGCGAAGTTCGCAAGCGGCGCCTACCGCCCGAACACCTATGAGGGCTACTACGAGGGCCGCCGCCGCCTCGACGCCGTCGGCATTAGCCTCCCCAGGAAGGCTCGCGTACTCGAGCTCCAGGCGCCGTTCGCCAAGATGGCTGTAGACGTCCTCACGGAGATCCTCATCCCCGACGGGTACCGTGTCGCCGACGACGACAAGTCCCCCATTGTCGACCTACTTCGCAAGGTATGGCAGTCCAATGACATGGACTCCCAGTTCAACCTCGCCGCCAGCGAAGCGATCGCTGCCGGCGCGGCGTACTGGGTTGTCGCCCCACCGGACGACGACCACGAGTTCGCATCCATCCGCGCCGTCGACGCCAAGCACGCCCGCGTCAGGATCGACTACCGCGGCAACCTCATCGAAGGTATGGTTCTGTACCGGCGAGATGACGGCAACGTAGGGGCCACCTACTACACCCCTGAAGGGGTGCAGTTCTGGGTGAAAGGACGGTACGGCTGGAAGAGCGACGGTTCCGGCAGGGAAGACTCCTGGGGAGCAAGCATCATCCCCATGTTCAACCGATCTCGGCTCTCCGACAAGTACGGTCGGTCAGACCTGCGTGAACTCGCCGGGGTTATCGACGCGGCCTCCCGGACGTTGACGAACCTGCAGATCGCCCAGGAGGTCTCTTCCAGTCCGATGCGCGCCATCATCGGACGTGGAGCCGATGACATGCTGCGCCAGCACCCCGACAAGATGCAGGTCTACATGGGCAACCTCTTCGCCCTCCCTGAGGGGGCAGACGTGAAGCAACTCACCGGAGCTGCCCTCGACCCCTTCGTCAACGCATACCGGTCCTACGCCCTACAGCTCTCCGCCATGACCGGCATCCCGCCATCAATGATGGGCGTCTCCTCCGACAACAACCCCACCAGCGCCGAGGCCCTCAGGGTAGCCAAGGACAGGCTCATCGCCAGGGCCGAGAACAAGCAGCGCCAGTTCTCCGACTCGCTCGAGAAGGTCGGTCGCGTGGTTGCGCAGGCGCACGGCAATTCCCTCAAAGGGCTCGAGGCGCTCGAGGTCGTGTGGCGCGATGCTGCCGCTCCGTCAACGAGCGCCCAGATGGCCACCGCACTCCAGGCACACGCGCAAGGAATCATCGGCGATGAGACCGCCCGCGAGTTCATGCACCTGACCCCCGAGCAGCTCCGCCGCGAGAAGGCCCGTTCAGCTGACATGGACGCCGAGGCCGGCAAGGAGATGCCGGAACCCCCGCCGATCCCGGAAGACGCGGTGAAGGAGGAGGGCGAGGAGGCTCCCGCCAATAAGAAGCCCCTCGACTCCAGCACCTTCCAGGAGAACACCATTGACGCCAGGTCCAAGGGCGTCAAGACCCAGAAGAAGCAGAAGTGAGCGAAGCCCTTTTCTACGCGATCATCCGATCGATCGTCACCCTGTTCAAGAAAAGGTCAGAGGAAGTCCTCAAGCCTATCCGCGATCTCCCGACGCCCCCCCCACCCGAGTACATCGGCGACCTTCTTACCCCGCTTGTATGGGAAGCCCGCAAGCAGGCATGGGCCGCTGCAGCTCTCTTCCTACGCGGACAGGCTCGACGCCACGGTGCCGCCGAGTCCTGGATCCCACCTCGACGCGGGTACTCCCCGGATACCGTGAGACGCACCATCAGGGACGTCCGAGGTAACGATGGCACTCCCGAGGGTTACCGCCGCCTTACCCAGGAGCTCCAGAGCCATGTGCTCGCTTCTGCGCGCCGAACCATCGCAGACGCCATCGATACAGCCCCAAGCTCTGTCCCCCTCCTAGAAGGCGCTCTCGATTCGCTTGACGAAGACCTGGACGACTTCAGCCCAGCAACCCGAGAGGCAATCAAGGAGGACATCAAGAAGGTTGAGCGCCGCAGCAGGCCAGCCATGTCCCTCGACGAAGCCTTCGAGAAACTCTCTGAGCGAGTAGAAGAGGCAGTCCGCACGCTAGACGAAGAAGACCTCATCAAAGAGCGACACCGCAAGATGGCTGTGTTCTCGGACGTCCCCGATCGCTACCGCCGCGACCGCAGAGGGAACCTCATCGTGCGCCCATTCGCCTTCGCGCGGGTCTGCCACCCAAACAAAAACGGTCCTTGCGGCTTCTGCGCCATGCTTGCCTCGCGCGGCCCCGTCTACAAGACCAGCCAGTCGGCCGGCCAGAGGGCAGACAAGTTCCACCGCAACTGCTTCTGCACCGTCGTCCCAGTCTTTACCTCACGAGACTGGGAAGGTAAAAGTCAGCACGTTGACTTTGAACATGTGTACAATGATGTCGTGCGCGATAACGATCTCCATGGACCCGAGGCGCGCAAGGCAATGGACAAGTACTTCCGTCAGCAACTAAAGGAACGCAAGGCATGAGCGACACCCCCGTCACCGCCCCGGCTGACGCCGACGACGCGCCAGACCAGCCGATCTCCACCGCAGACTTCCAGGCCGACCCTGAGCCCGCTTCTGAGGCTAGCGACAAGCAGGAGGCCGCCGAGGCTGTTGTGGAATCGGGCGAGCCAGCCAGCGAGGGCGACGCCACCTCTGAGCTGGACTCTCTGAAGGCCCAGATCGAGGCCCTCACCAACAAGCTCGCCGAGAAGGAGGCCGCCGAGAAGGAGGCCGCCGAGAAGGCCGAGAAGGTCGCCGCCCTGAACGAGGCTGGCATCCCCGACACCTTCGCCAGATTCATCTCGGGTGACAAAGACTCGTGGGCAGAGCAGATCGCTGCCCTGACCACGCTGCGCGAGCAGGCATCCCCGGCTCCCGCTCCATCGATCCCCCGCGACCCTGCGGTGGACGCCGACCTTGAGACAGAGGATGAGGGCCTCACGGAGGCGCTCAGCTTCTTCGGAATCTCAAACTGATAGATTAGGAGGGCTAGATGCCTGCACCCACGTACACGCCTGACAACGAGGCGAAGATCGAGACCGTCAACAAGATCCTCACGGCAAACGCCGGGAACGAGGCCGCCTTCCCCAAGACGGTCGTCAAGGGCATCTGGGACAACGTCCTGCACGGCTCTGTTGTCCAGAAGCTCGCCGGATCCGTGCCCGTCTCCATCAACGGCACCGCCATCCCGATCCCCGTCGGGCAGCCCACTGCCGGTATCGTCCAGGAGGCCGGGCTCAAGCCCGTCGCCACCCTCTCCTCCAAGGTCAAGACCGTCACGCCCGTCAAGGCGGCCGTGATGATCCTCTACTCCGAGGAGACCGCCAAGGCTGACCCGCTCGGCGAGTACAGCCGCATCCAGAAGGCCCTCGGCGAGGCGATCGCCCGCGCCGTCGACACCGCCGTCATCCACGGCATCGACGCCACCACCGGCACCGCCATCACCGGCAAGGAGGCCCTCACTGCCACCACCAAGGCAGTCGAGCTCGACCTCACCAGCACCGCCACCGGCTACTTCACCAAGCAGCTCAGCGCCGCCTACGACCAGGTCGTCCTGGACGATGAGGATGAGGCCGAGTACGGCTTCGACCACTTCCTTCTCGCCCCGCGCTTCCGCAGCAATCTGGTTAACGCCCTGGACGCCCAGGGTCGCCCCCTCTACCAGCAGAGCCCCGACATCACTGCGGAGTTCGGCACCGTTCTCGGAGTGCCCGCGACCTACTCCCGTGCCGTCCGCGGCTACGAGAAGGCCAAGACTGCTGGCGCCAAGCTGCTTGGCATCGGTGGCGACTTCAAGGACGCCCTGCGTCTCGGCTACGTCGAGAACATCACCTACCGGAAGGCCACCGAGCGTGCCGGCGGTGTCGACCTCTTCGACCGGAACCTCGGAGCCATCCTCGCTGAGGCTCAGTTCGGCTGGGTCCTCCGCGACACCAAGGCTTTCGTCAAGCTGACCAGCAAGTGACCACCAGCCGGGCGAGAGCATTAAGCCCTCTCGCCCGGCCCGTGGCCAGGAGATCGAAGGAGGTGTAGAAGTGAGCATAGCCAACCTTGATGACGTCCAGGCGAGCCTCATGCGCTACCTGGAGGATGATGAGAAGCCCTGGGTCCAGGCTCTCCTGGACCGGGCTGAGGCCCTCATTCTTGCCAAGATGTCCGACGCTGTCAACCGTTGTCGCGTCGACTTCTACTTCGCCACCATCATGAAGATGGTAGAGGCCGAGTCGGTCTCGCGAGTCCTTCGAGCCCCTGGCGGCGGCCTCTACAAGTACGAGACCGAAGGCACGTATACCTACTCGGTCAACCAGGCCGTAGCCTCCGGCATCCTTGAGATCACCCAGCGAGACTGGGACGCCCTTACTGGCGGAGCTGGCGGCTATGCGTCAACCGACGCCGTCATGGACGGGTACGCCAGCGGCAGGTTCGCCGCCCCAGGCGTATACATGGTCAACGTCACCGTAGACCCCGCATACATCGCCGGCCCATCCAAGCTCGACGAAGCAGGCGTCACCCCCATCCTGGATGACGATGAGGTGTCGCTATGGTAGGTTTCCGCCCCCGCCGCGGCCGGTACCTCGAGAACGGCCCTCACGTCGTCGAAGTCACTCTCGCTGTCCTCAAAGAGGGTCGAACCGGACGCAGGTACGAGCGAGGCGAGACATTCACCATCGACAAGGTCCTCGTGCAACCCTCAGCCGGCAGCGCCCTCAAGGCCACCGAAAACCGTGTCATCCGAGGTGACCTCACCGACGAAACTACCCTCAAGATCATGGGGACCGGGAGGAAGTGGCCCGGCGGACCGCACTCGTGGGTCAAGATCATCAAGGGGCCTGACTCCCTGGTCGGGAAAACCTTCCAGCAGGCCGGTGAGGCCCTCACCTACGACGCCTCGCCTATGACCAAGCACTTCAGCGTCCAGTGCGACACGATCGGAACGGAGGCCCGATGATCGAGGTCTACGACGACGACAGCACCCACGAGCAGATCGCTGCTGTGGTCGCAGGCATGCCTGAGTTCAAGGCTGCCGCCTTGAAGGTCTACGCAGAGATTGTCTCAGAAGCGGCCTCACACAACGATTCTGGCGCCATGGCTGCATCCATCAGCCTCGAGCAAGGCAAAGTCGACTGGAGAATCGAAGCAGACACCGACTATGACGTCCACTCAGAGTTCGGCCACTACGTCTACTACGACCAGAACGGCAACTTCACCAGCGCGCAGAAGGCTGTCCGCAAGCAATGGGTCCAAGGGACCGGCGTGTTCCGCAACGTCGTGGCTGCGAACGGAGGCTTCTGATGTACGTCTCCCCACTGCCGTTCATCTACGCCTACTGCAAAGAGGCAGCTGCCCGCTACGCACACGAATGGCCCATCCTCTCAGAGATTGTCTGGCGCACACACGGCGACGTCGACGATCCAATGAATGAGCTCGTATGCAGGGTGCAGATGACGATCGCCCGCACACACCCGTCAGGTCCAACGTTCGCGGCCGGCCAGGTACGGGCGCGCCTATACATGACAGGACCAGACGGCGACAAGGTATCTGATGCCAGCGACGCCCTTGTCCTGGCCATCAACAAGGCTTGGCGGGACGGCATGGTCACCGTTGAGGGATGGGCCACCTACCTGGAGTGGACCCAGTTACCCACGCCGGAAACGGATATGGGTACCACGGCAGATTACATCAACATGGTCTCGGCCCTACAGGTCACGGCCAGGAAGGAGAGGTAGATGGCTAACCTCGGAAACAGCAAGATCCAGATCGCCGGTATCGGTCACGTCTACTACGGAGCTGTCGACACGGTCGCTCCGAACCTGGATGGCTACAAGTTCGGCGACGGCACCACCCTCGAGGGCGCCGGCTGGACCTGGCTCGGTGACACCTCATCGGAGAACCTGATCGAGTTCGAGACCGATGGTGGCGACACCAACACCAAGCGCACCTGGGACCGCCAGGGCGTCCGGTCCACCCGTGAGGACGTCACCAACAAGGTCACCATCAACGCCGTCAACCTCGGCGAGGATGTCATGAAGGTGGCCTTCCCCGGCTCGACCTACGACCCTGCCCTGCGCGCCTGGGACATCGAGCTCGACGCCTCCAGCGAGCGGGCGATCCTCGTCGTCGTCCAGGACGGCCAGCTCGTCTCCGGCTACCTCTTCCGGCGCGTCTCTCTCGCCGGCTCTATGCCCTCCCTGAGCCTCGACAACTTCACCGAGGTCAAGGTCTCTGGCACCCTCCTCGCCCCCCCGTCTGGCAAGACCCGGGTCCAGATGCTCGAGCCGCGCATCACCACCGGCGTCGGCACGCAGAAGCCCACGATCACCACCATCACCCCTGCTACCGCGAAGGTGGGAGCCAAGGTGGTCATCGTCGGCACCAACTTCGACGGAGTCCGCTCCGTGAAGTTCGGCGACAAGGAGGCGACGTTCGACAAGGACTCCGCCACCCAGATCACCACCTACGTGCCTGCCGGCGTTACCGGTACGCCGGACGTTGTCGTCACCAACAACGTCGGCGCCTCGGACCCCAAGGCGTTCACGGTCGCCTGATATCATCCAGGTGGGCGCCCCGTTAGGGGTGTGGGGGTGCCCACCTGGATCACCCCTACCACCCCAGTGAGAGGATCACAAAATGACCGACAGTAGCACTGAGCGGGCCTCGTTTGAGGAGCTCGACGGACACGAACTGCTGAAGCCCGTCCACAAGCTCCGCGCCTCCCAGCGCATGCGACTGGCGACAAGACTTATGGGTCTCATCCGCGAGGGCGAGGACTTCAATCTCGCGGACATGGACCACATCGCCGACTTCATGGAGTTCCTCGAGGATAAGGGCTACATCACTGACCTGGACGGATGGGCTAAGTTCTTCGATGAGAACGGTATGGAAGGCGCCGTCATCCTTATCACCGCTTACGCGGGGGAAGCCATCGGCGCCAAGCAGTAGATGACTACTTCAAGGAGAACCCCGATGCGGCCGGAGACTTCTGGGCCCTCTACAGGATTGATGTCTTCGGTCCGTATCGGCTTCGCCTTGTCGAGACTCTGCTTGAGCGCCTTCCCCATGAGCCCTGGTCTCTGCACCGCGCCAAGGAGCTCGGTAGCGCGAAGTGGTTCGGCTACTCGGCGGACTCGGAGAGGCTCAATAGCCTGGTTGATGGTCAGACTTTGCAGACAAAGGCTACTTCGCAGCGACGCGCTTCCCTCAGGGAGTCTGAGAAGGCGCCCAGGCCGTCTGACAAACAGGCTACTTCGGTAGTATCTACTAGGGACGCCAAGTCGGTAGCAGCCGTCCTGGCATCATTAGGATGAGAGGTTAGGTATGTCCGGTAAGGGTGAAGTTGGGAAGCTCCACGTCAAGGTCATCCCTGACCTCTCTCGCTTCGCTGAGGAGCTAAAGAAAAAGCTCAAGCGGATCAAGCGGCAGGTCGGCGACCTCGAGGTCCAACTCACCGCCGAAGTCGAGGTGGATAAGGAGTCGCTCGAGCGCGCCAAGAAGAAGATCAATGACGAGAAAGTCAGGATCAAGGCCGGCGTTGACGCAAAAGTCGACCAGAGCGACCTCGGAAAGCTGAAGCGTCGCCTCGAGGATGTCAGGGCTGAGGTCAAGGTCAACGCCCGCATCCCAGAAGACGCCCGCAAGGAGATGCAGGAGCGCCTCGACAAGATACGCTCAGAGGTCCGCCTCTCCGCCGATGAAGGAGACCTCAAGCGGCTCCACGAAGAGGTCCGCCGTGTGGCCTCCGACGTCAAGGCAGACATCAAGCTCGACCAGTCTGCCGCTCGAGACTTCCAGGAGCGCCTCAAGGGCCTAGCCAAGAACCTCGAGGCCGACGTCCAGCTCGACAAGTCGTCACGTCAGAGGCTCCAGGACCAGCTGAAGCACCTCGGCGCCAGAATCGAAGCCAACGCCCACCTTTCCGAGGAGTCGAAGAAGAAACTCAAGCACGAACTCGACCAGCTTGAGGGGAAGGCAACAGTAAACGCCGACCTCGACGACGGTAAAGCCCGCTTCGACCTGCGCCGCCTCCTACGACCGCGTGAGATCACCATTAACGTGAAGCTCGGTAAGGCAGCGCTTGCTCGCGCTGCCGCCCAACTCAAGGCTCTCGCGGGCGGCAACATCTTCGAGAACATGGGGCGGGACCTTAACGACCTGTTCAGGAACCTCGACACCGCGGCCGTGAAGTTCGCTGCCGTGTCAACCGCGATCGGGGGTCTCGCCTCAGTCGCCGGCGCTGGCCTGGGCGTCATCTCTGCCATCGGCGTGGGTATCGCCCACTCACTGCCAGCACTCATCGCCGCCCCAGGAATCATGGGAGCTGCCGGCGCTGGCATCGGCATCTTCGTCGCCGCCATGAAGGACGCCAAGGAAGTCCTCGAGGACCTGAAGCCCGCCTTCGAGGGGCTCCAGCAGGAGATCTCGGGCGCCTACTGGGCGAACGCAGCCCAGCCTATCCGCGACTTCGCCAACACCGCCATCAGCGAGCTCTCCCCGGCCATCTCACTGGTTGCCGCCAACCTCGGCTCCATGACCACCGCCGTCGCCAGTGCGGCAACCGACCACATCCCTGGCTTCCAGCAGTCTCTCGGCTACCTGGCTCAAGCCCTCGACGCCGGCGGCGACGGTGCTGGAGCCTTCACGAACGGCCTCCTCACCATGGGGGAGGTCGGCGCAAAGTACCTCCCCAGCATCGCCGCCTGGGCAAACGACGTCGCCTACTCCTTCGAGAACTGGGCGACCAAGGCTGCCGAGTCAGGGGAAATGGACGCCTCTATCCAGAGAGCTGCGCAAGCCTTCGGGACGCTCAAGGACATCACGATCGATCTCGGCGGCATCATCGGCGGCCTATTCAAGGCGATGGCCAACGGTTCTGCCCCGCTTGACGCTATCGCCACCGCGCTCGATAAAGCGAATGCTGCCGTCAATGGGCCGCTCTTCCAGTCGACGCTCACCCAGGTCTTCTCCGCCATGGGCACGGCAGCTGGCCACGCCTTCGCCGGTGTCGGATCCCTTGGGGATGCGTTCGTCTCCCTGGCTCCCACACTCTCCAAGGTTCTACCGCTTATAGGTCAGATCATCGAGACCGGGTTCAGAGGGCTGTCGTCAGCACTACAGGATCCCGCATTCCAGGGAGGCATTACCTCCTTCTTCGAGAACGTCCTAGTGGCCGTAAAGGCCCTCGCTCCCGCTATGCCTGCACTCGGCCAGGCGTTCGGCGCGATCGCATCCGTCATGGGCACCCTCCTGGCCGCTGTAGCCCCGCTCATCGCGGCCCTCGTGCAGCAACTCGCCCCCGTCTTCTCCCAGCTGGCCATCCTGCTAGCCCCGATCATCGAGCAGTTGGGCGCGGCTCTCATGCCAGTTATCCAGGCCCTAGGCCCGCTACTCAGTGAGTTGTTCGCCGTCCTCGGCCCCATCATCAACGAACTCCTTGCAGCGATCGTTCCCTTGATCGGGCCTATCGTTGACGTGATCGTCGCGGTACTGGTCCCGGCAATCCAGCTCATCGGGATCGTGGTGCAAGCTCTCATGCCGGTAGTCACGGCGATCCTGCAAACGCTCGCCGAACTCTTCCAGGCAAACCTCCAGATGATCGCCGGACTCATCAATACCGTGATGGCGGTCATCCGGGGCGACTGGTCCGGGGCGTGGAAGGGCATCCAGCAAATCCTGCTTGGCGTTTGGAACGCCATGGTAGCGATCGTCAACGGCGTCGGCCGCATCCTATGGGCCGCGGTCGTAGCCATCTGGAACCTCATCGGAGCCGCGGTCTCCTCCGCCGCCTCTGCGATCGGAAACACTGTCACCGGATGGATCAACAATGTCCGCACCTGGATCTCTGACGGCTGGAACTACGTCAAGACCCTGACCGCCGCCGCTTGGGCTGCCCTGGTGAGCACCATCTCAAGCTGGATCAACAACGCCATCAACACAGTCCGTAACCTTCCTCGTAGCGTGCAGAACATCTTCTCGAACGCAGGATCCTGGCTCAGGGGAGCTGGACGAAAGGTCATCCAGGGCTTCATCGATGGACTCAAGAGCATGTACGGCAGCGTCAAGAGCTCCCTCGGCGGGCTCACCAATAAGCTCACCTCCTGGAAGGGTCCCGAGAACGTCGACCGCGTCATCCTGCGCGACGCTGGCCGACTGGTCATCCAGGGCTTCATCGACGGACTAGAGTCTCAGTACGACGCCGTCAAGGACTCTCTCCAGGACTTCACGGACGACCTCTCGCGAGAAGTCGCCCCAGACATGAGCGCAACCGTCTCCGCGAACTATGAGAAGACCATCTCATCCAAGTTCTCCGGCGACTTCGAGGACAACACGCCAGGGCGTTTCAAGTCAACCGGCACAACCGTCAACATCACCAACAACTACCCGCAGGCCCAGTCGGACTCCAAGACTCGCGACGACGTCGCAGACGGCATCCGGCTCGCATCAAGCATCTAGGATGGCTCCATGAGCAGTGAATACGCCCTCGACGGTGTCGATCTGGACCAGCCGGGACGCTGGCGTGTCATGCTGGGCACCCTCCTCCCCTCGATCCCCACGCCCCGCCTTTCATCTACGGAGGTCCCCTACCGTAACGGAGTGATCGACGGCGTGGGGCAGAAGTTCGGGACATTCACGGTGACGATCAACTTCATGGTTGAAGGCGCCACACGCGCCGCCCTGGAGCAGAATTGGACAGCCCTGCAAGCTCGTCTGCGCAACGTGAGTGGCCTATCGACGCTCCGCTATACCCCAGAAGGGTTCGGAGCCCGGGAAGCCCGCGTGAGGCTCCAGAGTGTCGCTCAGCCTACGTATACGCACCGAGACTGGATCATCGAGACCACCGCAGTCTTCGAGGCCGTCGAAGGAGTCTGGAAGGACGTCAACTACACCGTCCAGCCTTTCACAGACCTGAAGGACCTCTCCGGCGGGTCTGCGCCCATCACAGACGCTCAGGTCATGCTCATGCCCACCAGTGGAGCCATGACCATTAGGGACGTCGTATCGGGCACCTGGCTAGCCTGGAAAGGGGTCCTGACGGGCGAATATCGGGTCCTCATCGACGTCGCCTCCTACAGCGCCGTCCAGCAGGCATTCAACGGCTGGGAGCTCGCCCCTTCCCGCAAGGAGGCGTCTGCTGAGATAAGCATGTCCCCAGGAGGATTCCAGTTGACTCCAGGCCCGGACGGCAAGATAGTACTTGCCACCAGTGGTGGAACCGGCTACGTGCGAGCTCGGAAGGCATACTGATGATCCGATCGTTCTTCCCCGGCATGGCTCTGCGTCCGGTTGCCTACCACGTCGGAGGCAACCGCATAGGCGTCCTCCCCGACGTCCTCTCCATGACCGTCACCTGCCCACGCAACCAGACAGCCACCCTCTCCATGAGTTACGCCCCTGGCTCCAACGCCATCCGAGGTAACCTCCTGGAAGAGGAGATCGAGGTCGCTATCGAAGCCACCTACGACGGGCGTGACTGGCAAGAGCTCCCAGACTCCCGCTTCGTCACCCAGAAGACCGAGCAGAACCTTGTCAACAACGGGACTGACGATCGAAGTGTCAACGCTATCCATGTCTCCGACTACACCAAGGAAGCGCTCATCTGGGAGGTGCCGGAGGGGTCCGCTGACAAGGAAGGGAAGTTCAAGTTCCTCTCGCGTAACGCCGGCCAGATCCTCCGGACCGCTTGGGATGCTGCTGTCAAGCGAGGCTGGGGTCGCGGGCTAACGCTCGACTGCACCGTAGACCGGGACTCCGCCAATCAGCCCTGGGCCAAGATCGTCACTCTCTACTTCGATCCCTCCATCAGCATCCTCCAAATCCTCGAGGCCCTGCGCGACCTCGGCCTGATAGATGTGACATGGCAGGGACGCACCCTGAAGGTGTACAACGCAGACAGCTCCCAGGCGCGCGATCTCACCTCGAGTGTCCGATGGCCGCTCGCCACCACCCTCACAGGCGCACCAGAAGCGAAGACGTGGTCCGAGATGTGCACCGACGTCCTCGTTAAGGGTGAAGGCGGGAGGACCTGGAGAATCCACAACGACCAGGCCCCTACCTCTATGCGCCGCGTTGAACGTGTCGTCGACGCCGGCGGAGTCGAGCTCGAGGCCACCGCGCGGCTTGTAGCCGAAGCCACCCTCAAGTCCGGGGCTCACGCCAGCGAAGAGATCAAGCGTGAATGGAAGAGTACCGACGTCCATCTCCTCCCCTGGTTGGACTACCGCCTCGGGGACTGGATCATGGTTGAGCGTCTGCGCGGGATGGAAAAGCTGCAGGTCGTCCAGATAAGCATCACCCAGGACGGCAACGGCGTCGTAGGACACACCACCTTCGGCACCGTCCTCGACTCCCTCCTAGGGCGACTCACCAAACGAACCAAGGGGATTGTCGGGCTTGCCACCACCCCCACCGGCCAGCGACCCACGCCAGAGGTGAAGAAGAACTGGCCGCGTAAGCCAACCGGGCTCGTCGTGAACTCTCGCGCCGTCATCCAGGCGAACGGCTACCCTGCCGCGGTCGCCTCCCTGTCTTGGGGTCCGGTGACAACAGACACTGAGAATGTCGCAGTTGAGGTCACCGGATACGAGATCGCCGTCTGGGAGGAGGGAGCTAACGCCGGTCCCTCATACACCACGCGCTCCAACCAGGCCCAGGTTGGGCCGTTCGCCCCGGGTTCAGTCCAACGCTTCTGGGTCAGAGCGACCAATAACGACGGCGTCGGCAACTGGTCAGACGAAGTCAAGGTCACCATGGCCTCCGACGCCGAGCCGCCGCCTGTACCCTCCGCTCCGATCCTCAACCAGACGCTTGGTGTGCTCAACATCTTCTGGGACAACAAGGGAGCACGCAACGAGAACATGCCCCTCGACTTCGCGGGCATTGAGATCAGCGTCCAGCACCCCGGGCGCCCGGCCGCGAAGGTCACGGACATGCCGTCACCAATGCAGCGCACAGCCCTAGCCGGCCTGGAGATCCGAGACTACGAGGTCAAGTTCCGGTCCGTCGACCGAGCCGGAAATAAGTCCGACTGGTCGCAAGGCTCAGTCATCGAGCTCGCCCAGAACATCGACGCTGACGCCATCGTCAAACAGGTCGAAGCCAAGCTCGCTGGCAGCGATGCAATGCAAAAAGCCGCACGCGAGGGAACCCTGAAGGAGATGAAGCACCTCACGGAAGCAATGACCCAGGTCGCCATCAGTCTCGTCGATGCCGGACCAATCCCTCCCGACTCAGGTAAGATAGGGGCGAGTATCTGGGCCGCCCCCGACGGGCGAGTGTTTGTGCTAAGGGCTGAAGGAGACAAGTAATGCAACCATATGTCGCCACCAAGATCTGGAAAGACGGATTCGGGGAAGGTGGGACGCGCATTACCGCTGCGGACCTCACCCGAATCGAGTCCGGCATCAGCGCCGCCACCCAGGGGGTGACAAACGTTGAGACCTCCATTTCCTCCCTGCGCACAGAAGTGACCCGGCGTCTAGACGAAACTCAGACATCTGCCGTCAACGCAGCTCACGCCCTCCTACCCGTAGGGGCGATCACCATGTTCGCCGGCTCAAACGCCCCTATAGGCTGGGTGACCTGCAACGGTCAACTACTCGACCGCAACACCTACGCCAAGCTTTTCCAGGTCCTTGGCACGTCCTACGGCAATACCTCGGCAACCAACTTCCGCGTCCCAGACCTCCGAGATCGCTTCCCCGTCGGAGCCGGCAACTCTTACGCGATTGGTGCCGCCGGCGGTACCGCCACGGTAACCCTCAGCGTCAACCAGATCCCCGCACACACCCACGACGTCACAGGAAAAGCTGGAGACGCACAGCGCAACGGAGTCGGTCTGTACGCATCCAACGTGGGCGCAGGCTCACTGTGGCAGATCCTCTCGACATCAGAGATCGGATCCGTATCAGGACTAGTCACTAAGCCAACTGGCCAGGGCGCCCCGCACGAGAACCGACCTCCGTACATGGCGTTCACCTTCATCATCAAGGCCCAGTGATGCCCGGACCCCAGAACCCAGCAGCAGCAGACCCGAACGCCAGGGGCGGCCAGTACGTAACAGTGCCAGGCTTCGCCTCACCAGGGCACTCAACGCCCACTAGCTCGAGAACCGCCCCGAACTCCACCGTCGTCTACTCCCCGAAAGGCTGGCGCTGGGAGGAGGCCGGAGACGACTACTCCCTTGCCGTCTCCAAGATGGCCGGCGCAGCAATCGAGGCATCCGTGCGCCGCATGCGCACCACCTTCGGCCAAGTCTTCTACATCAAGGGCAACGCCACAACCAAGCCGCCGTTCAACGGAGAGGCAGTCGGAGACACATGCAGGGTGCAGGACGGCATCACCCTCGATATCGTCGCCGAATGGCGCTGGACCGGGTCATCTTGGGAGAGGATGCAGGTCGATAACCAGCAGATCTCCAACCTAGACGTAGGTAAGCTCACTGCCGGATCCGCCTCGATCAACGAGCTCGCCGCCAGGAAGATCGCATCTGACGTCGGCCGCTTCCTTGAGCTCACCACTGAACAGCTCACCGTCACCGGAAATGCATCTTTCGTCGACGTGACCGCCCGCCATATCTGGACCAGGATTGTCACCGCCCAACAGGGAGAGTTCGAACAGATCAAGGCCGGCATGCTAGCCGCCAACTCCGTCTCCGCAGATAACGTTCAGGCCGGCGCGATCGATGGCCAGGTCATTACCGGGGCTGTCATCCAGTCAGAGAAGCCGGCCGAACGGGGCCTTAAGCTCTCGAGCGACGGACTCTCGCTGTACAACCAGAATGGTGCGCGCACCGTACACCTCAGCGCCCATGACGGAGACATCTACCTCCGCGGCCGAGTTGGCATTGAGGATACATGGTCGTATGCAGAATTTACCGACATCACTTCCACGTATACCGGAAATGACACCGGCAGGTTCGGTGATCGATGGGGTGTAGGCATCTCTTTTAACGCCAAGGCGAACCAGTATGCTATTCCTGGCCTTGTCGCCTTCAAGGATGACCCAACAATTCGTGGCGCACACGTCGTCGTCCAGGCGCCGACGCGCGGCATTTCGCCTGCGTTCCTGCGCCTGGGGTCAAGCGGCTTGGAAGTATACTCGGGCTCTGAGTCGGCGTGGTCCTTATCTGTCAGCAAATTTGGCTACGCATTGAACGGCGTCGATAATGCTGGATTCTCTGGAAACAATTCTTACTCGGGGATCAGCATGAAAAACAAGTTCGTCTTCTACGCCGCTGATGAGTCCTTCAAGATTCAGACTTGGAAGTGGGATGAGACAGCCATCTGGGCTAACTCCAAGAACGTAGTCATGGCCTACTCCAACTCAGCCCAAGCTATCGTCGACAGCAAGGGCCTGCGCGGTTATGGCGGCAAGAACTTCATCATGCGCGTTCCTGGGGAGTGGAAGAAGCGTCGTATGGTGCTTCAGCACGCCTGTACCGAGTCCCCCTATGATGGGATCGAGTACTGGGAGAATATCGAGCTCGATGCCGCTGGTCGAGGCATCTGGATCCTCCCGGATTACATCCCCAAGATTGCCTCCCCCGCAGCCCCATGGCTCGCCTTCACGACATCCAGCGCCGCCGCGACCATCAAGCGCACTGGGTATGGAGTCGACGCCTCGCCATGGTCGGTCGAGGTTGTCGGTAATCCAGGCGAAGTGGTAGGCGTTCTGGTGAAGGGAGCTCGCCAGCTCGACCAGTGGGATGAGAAGACCGATGAGGTTCGGCTCTGGGACCGATCCAAGGAGTCGGTGTGGCAGATACCCCCGGCAGGACCGGCAGACGACGTCTCTGGTGTAGCCTCGGAGGAGCACGTGGAGTACGGGCCTACGCCCACTCCACCCCAACCCGCCAAAGAAAAGGAGGAAAGCAATAATGAGTGAGCAGTCACAGGTGGATGCAATCGAGGTAATCGATGCACTTACCTTCGAGATCGCAGCCCTGACTCGTAGGGCAGTAGTCGCCGAGCGGCGCGTGGCCACACTCGAGGCCGAGAAGGCCGGAACGGAGAAGAAGTGAGCGTAGGAACAACAACCGCCGCCCAGGCCCGCTACCTGGCTGACGTAGCCAACATCGGCTACAGCCAGCCGGAGCGCCGGTCCTGGTACTCCAACGCCGACGAACTCGGCTACGTCACCACCGCCCAGAACGCGGACTGTTCGTCCCTGGCCTGCGGATGCATCAACTACGGTCTTCACGTCAACTACGGCGTCCCGTGGGGTCACGAGGCGTTGATGGAGATCGATAGCTTCTGGACAGGGAACATGCGCGGTGGGATGGAGGCTCGCGGGTTCTCTGAGGTGCCGTGGGACGACTCCGACGCCTACCCGGCCGGAGGTTTCCGGACCGGCGATATCCTCCTCTCGGCCGCTAACGAGGGGGGTGCTGGCCACGTCGTGGTTGTCGTCGAGGACGGCGGGGACCCTCTAGTGTCTGAGGCGTGGATCGCCGAGGATGGGGGTATTGACGGGTATGCCGGTGACACCACCAGCAGGGAGACGTGCACTACCCGCTATAGCGAGCACCTGCACACGCAGAACTCTGCCTGGACGTCCTGCCACCGCTTCGACGACGCCAAGTTCGTGGCCCAGTGGCCTGAGTTCGCCCACGCCGCCCCTGAGGGGACCTCAGTGCCGGCGCCCGCCCCTACCGTCTCCACCAAGGCGGAGTTGTGGGGCATCGACGTCTCCTCCTACCAGTCCAACGCTGACGTCGGAGCCCTGCCCGGCGACTTCGTCATCATCAAGGCAACCGAAGATGACGACTATGTCAACCCGTACATGCACACCCAGGCGCAGCAGGCACTCAATTCGGGGAAGCGAATCGGCTTCTACCACTTTGCGCGTCCGTCCAGCTCGGTCGACGCCCAGGTGGCTGCCTTCATGGACGCCGTCTCCCCCTACCTCGGCCGCGCCACGCTATGGCTGGACTGGGAAGCCAACGCTGTCCCGCTGGGCCCGTCATGGGCGCTGGCCTGGCTCCAGGAAGTCGAAGGTCGATCAGCCGCCCGCCCCGGCATCTACATGAACGGATCGGCCGCCGGAGGATACGACTGGTCGACGGTCGCCTCACGCTACCCCCTCTGGTTCGCCGGCGGCCCCTACTACTCCGATCGTTACGACGGCTGGGGCGACCCGCAGAGCCCGAACGTCCCATACTGGGGGCACCCCTTCATCCACCAGTACACTGAGAATGGTCACCTTCCAGGATATGGTGGGCCCCTGGACCTAAACCGCGCCCGCGGCACCGACGTCGATTGGGACTCGCTGGCGGCGAACGACCCTGCCTATCAGGCATTCGACGGCTACGGCCTCATCCGCGTCAACGGCATCTGGGACCCGCCTACAGCGCGCCGCTTCCAGCGCGTCATGGGCGCCTGGGGTCACCCTGAGCCGTGGGCGGTAGCACACCTGGTCCGCTTCCTCAATGCCAAGGTACCCATCGAGAGCATCCGTCATCTCACCGGGATGGACCAGCTTCCTGAGGACTACGCCTGGACCCGGGAGCTCTATCTGGTTCTCCAGTACCTCCTGTGGAACTGGGTGCCGGGCGTGCCGGAGTCTGATGTCTGGCGTCGATTCGCCCCGGACTGGCCGTTCGAGCAGTTCGTGGATGGCCAGTGGGGCCCCGCCACGTGCGCTGTCCTTCAGGAGGCGCTGAACCGTTCGTGGGGCGATTCTCGGTCTCTCATGATTGACCCGAACTGATGATCTATAGGTCGATCTAGTATACTAGGGGGCGGGGCAGAAGCTCTGCCCCCTAGTTGTACAGAAGGAATCGGATGCATTTCATCTACACAGAGCGAAACGGCGCCAAGGAGTACGCGGTTCTTCGCGACGCCTGCCAGACCCAGCACCCTCAGGGCATCATCGCTGAGGCGTACAAGCAGGCGTTGGGTAACCCCACGTTCCTGTGGCCGGACTTCTATGACCGCCTCTGCTACGACGCCAACGAGGCCCGCGAGAGCACCGGTTTCGACCGTGCCAACGCCACTATGATGCAGCTGGAGCGCGCCTTCAGTCAGCCCGCGGACTCCCCTATCTTCAAGAGCTTCCGAGAGGCCTTCCGCAAGTTCCTGAAGGAGAGCAAGTGAAGTACGCATCGAAGTCTTTCTGGAGTGGCCTGTTCGAGCGCTCTGTCTCGACGTTCGCGCAGGTCATCGTCGGCGCTATCGGACTTGCCGTGGCTAACGGGGCTGGCATCACGGACATTGACTGGAAGGGAGCTGCCAGCCTGGCTGCCGCCGCAACGGCGCTTGCCATCCTCAAGGCGTTCGCAACCCCCGCTGAGACCGACCGTGCAGTCCCCACTGCCGAGCCGGCTCATGTGCCCACCCACGTGGCTAGGTGAGTAGATGCTGCCAGCAGGAGTGGCCGGCCCTATCATCGCTGCCATTACGTCACCAGACATGGTCGCGGCCGCCGTCGCCCTGCTGGCAGCGCTCTTCGCCCGCCTTACCACGAGGCTCAAGCAGCAGCAGAAGGAAGCGCAAGAGAGACTGGATCGCATGAGCGTGCACATCGTACGAGCCGCCGACGCAGCCGAATCAGCCTCCGAAGGCGTACACAACAACCACGACCAGAACCTAAGGGACGACCTGGACAGTAAGTTCACCGCCACCTTCCAACGCATGGACGCTCTCGCTGACGCCATCGTCGATCTCAAGGACACCGTCAAGGATCAGTCGCAGCGAATCCGAAACCTCGAGGGACAAATCGAAGGCGTCCGCAATGATGCACGTACTGACAGGGCTCATCTTTACAATGAGGTAACAGACTTGCATGATCGTATTGATAGAGTCAAGGCAGTTCGTAAGGCAGATCAGGAGGCCCCATGACCCAGGGCTACGCAAAAGTCACAGGCAGAATCGTAGGTCCTGAAGGGCTCGGGCGGATGGGGAGCGTGCAGTTCCTCCCCAATCACCAATACCAGGCCATTGAGGAGGACGGCACCAGGGACGTCATCGCCCATTACGCCGTCGCCCGACTAGCTCAGGATGGTCGCCTCGTAGACATGGCTGGCGTTCCTGGAGCGAAGGTAGCTGCACCCACGTCACTTCCCGAGGGTGCGTACAACTACATCGTCATCATCGAGGTGCCTGGAGACATGGGCGTCTCCAGGAGGTATCAAGCTCGCCTTCTCGCAGGAACCGCCACTGACCTCACGGACATCATCGGCGGAAACTATGTCACTGTACCTGACGTTACTCCCCCAACACCAGCACCCCAGCCTCCGCTCGTCAAGGAAACATCAGACGGTATTCTGACTGCCGTGAATATTAATAACGTCGTCGACCTCGGCGGCGGCCTCCTCGCATGGAAGGAAGGTGTCAATGGCTGACCTCACGTGGTACAGCAGGACCAAGTCCGACGAACTCTTTGCCACGAAGGCGGACCTACAGAAGATCCAGCTCACTCCTGGTCCTCCTGGTCCTACCGGCCCGCCCGGACCGGAGGGTCCGAAGGGTGCTGATGGTCAGCCCGGTCCTGCTGGTGAGCGCGGCCCACGAGGCCCAGCTGGAGACCCTGGCCCGAAAGGTGACGCCGGCTCCCCAGGACTCACTGGCCCCGCCGGCCCAGCTGGCCCGCCCGGACCGGAGGGCGCCCGCGGCCCCGAAGGGGCTGCCGGACAACCCGGTCCTCAGGGTCTCCCGGGTGAGAGGGGTAAGCAGGGGGAGACTGGGCCCGCGGGTCCTGCTGGACCTAGGGGACCGGAAGGCGCTCGCGGTCCGATCGGGCCGGCTGGCCCTCCCGGGAAGGAC